ATAACTACAGGTTGTACAGTTATAGGCGACTTACTAATTTAAGTTGATGGCTAGAAAAAGAGACATTCAACCACCAAAAACTAAAAAGAATTTCCGCCCCACTCAAAAAGGGGCGGGAATGACCAAAGCCGGGGTAGCTAAATATCGTCGAGATAATCCTGGTTCAAAATTAAAAACGGCTGTAACGGGAAAAGTTAAAAAAGGTTCTAAATCAGCAAATCGACGCAAATCATATTGCGCACGTAGCGCAGGGCAAATGAAAAAATTTCCAAAAGCAGCAGCTAATCCTAAATCAAGATTAAGACAAGCAAGAAAACGTTGGAAATGTTAAATGAAAGTTAGTGATAAAACGAATGTACAGATGCCACTTAAAACGGTTGCTAGCCTCATCACGGTGGTCGCTGTAGGAACGTGGGCTTATTTTGGTGTTATAGCTAGACTAACGCAAGTAGAAACTGCATTAGTTTTAACAGAAAAAGATTTAACAGCAGCTAATGAATTTATTATTGGTGTTCCTAAAGGTGATATGGTTTCGCCCCAGATTAATGAATTATTCATGTTGGTGGAATTTATTTCTGGTACTCAAGAAAAGTTACAAGCTGAAATGGAATCGATGATGTCCAATACTGTAAATATAAATTTTTTAAAAGACCAAGTATTAAAACTACAAACAGATGTAGAAAAATTAAAAGACAAAGTAAGGGAGCAAAAAAATGGTCATTAAAATGGTATTTGCTTTATGTATGTTTGTTAATAACTCATTAGATGGACACATGATGACAGACGGATTATCAAAATGCTTAAAAGCAAAACGTGAGGCTGAACGTAACCTTTCAGATAATAGAGTTAATACTATTCGTTATGAATGTGGTCAAGTCAAAGCAGAACTTAGACCCGATGCTGAAGGTAATATGAAAATATATAAAATTATAGAAGATAAATACGGGGATTAATGGAACCAGGAACTTTCTTTTTAACTTGTTATGCTATTTTATGGGTAGTAGGAACTCTATCCTAAGAACAGAAATAATAGATGATGTTAGGCTATGGTCTAAACATTATTTAGAAGTTCCTAATTTACATTTAGGTGGTGTCCCTGCTTGTCCTTTTGCAAAAAAAACTTGGTACAATAAAAAGGCATGGGTGTCTGTTAAAACAAAAGGAAGTGTTTATAAAACAGAACTAAGTAATCATCTTAAAAATTTAAATTTTAATGTATCTGAAATTTTAATATTTTGTGATCCTTATTACAGTTATTTACCTAATGATTTACACGAAATTACAGAAGAATTTAACAAAATACATAATAAAAAAGATTTATATTTTATGAGTTTTCATCCTCAAAATCCAGCTACAGAAGAGGAACAAGAGTTTTTAGTAGCTCCAGAAGGAGAAATTCCTCAAGTAGAAAGTGATTTAAAATATTCTATGATGTTGGTACAAAAGTTCTCGCAATTAATGGAAGCTTCTGATAAATTGCACGGACAAGGTTATTATAAACAATGGCCTAATGGATATTATCGAGAAGTCGTTATATCTAGAGCAGAAAAATATAACAAGATCATAGGAGGTCTATCATGATGGGTAAAAAGAAAACGGCAAGAATGAGGGGTGGCGGAATGATGTCACCAAAAAAGAAAATGGCAAAAGGCGGAATGGCTAAAGGTTCACGTGAGGGGTCTGTTATTAAAACAAGAACAGCTTTTAAAANAGGCGGCCCTGTTATTAGTCAACACAAAAGAATGGCGATGGGTAAAAAAGTATAGTGTCTAATTTAAATACAGGCGCTCCAGCTTATTCACCAACAGCGGGATTTATATTAGATCTTGATTCTTTAATTGAAGAAGCTTTTGAACGTTGCGGTTTGCAAGATCGTACTGGTTACGAATTAAAAACCGCAAGACGTTCTATTAATTTATTAATTGCTGAATGGGCTAACAGAGGACTTAATCTTTGGACTATTCAACGTCGCTCTGCAACTATTACTCAAGGTATGCAATCTATTGCAGGAGCTGCTTTATATTCAGTAGATTCAGCAGGTAATGCAACTACTGATGCTCAAGATAGTTCACAAATAATTGATATTGAAGATGCTGTCATGTCCAATACTAATGGAGATTTCTCTATGACTAGAATTGGAAGATCTACCTATTTAGATTACACTGTAAAAACAACGCAAGGAAGACCATCTCAATTTTATTTTGAAAGAACTATTTTACCTACTTTGTATTTATTTCCTGAAGCAGATGCAATTTACACTTTAACCTATTACGCATCTTTGCGAATGACTGATATAAATCAATATACAAAAAATGCTCAAATACCTTTTCGTTTTATGCCCTGTTTGGTTGCAGGATTAGCTTACTACACTGCTATGAAATATGCTCCCGATAGAATACAAATATTAAAAGCAATATATGATGAAGAATTTAGAAGAGCGTCGGTTGAGGATGTTGAAAAAGCAAGTTACAGCATGGTTCCTCGTCAAAATTATATTGCATAGGAGATAAAATGGGTAAATACGCATCTGGTAAATTTGCACTTAGAATTTCTGACAGATCAGGAATGGCTTTTCCTTATAATGAAATGGTTCAAGAATGGACAGGATCGTGGGTACATGTGTCTGAATTTGAACCAAAACAACCACAATTAGATCCTAAAAATCACCCTAATGATTTTACAGCATTACAGCATGCTAGACCACAAATAGCTAATTCAACTGCTTTTGTTGGTGATAGTCCAGGTACATACAATGCTTCTGGAGAAACATGGACAAAAACCGATGATAGATGGGCCGGAGGTGGTTTTGGACAAGCTGTTAATAGCTTTCAAACATTAAACGAAGCTTTTACGGCTTATCATGCAAATGGAGTAGCTTATACAAGTTATAGAAAAAGTATGATGCCTTTAAGTGTACAGCAACCTAATAAGAAAACACAATTGATATCTAGAACTGGAAATGTTACAGTAAGTATATCATGACAGATTATTCTGATTTAAATACTAATGTAAGAAATTATACCGAAACCGATACTAATATTTTATCCGATAGTATCATAGCTCCTTTTATTAAATCTATAGAAGATCAAATTATGCGTCAAGTAGATCTTAATTATTATAGGAAATATGACACAGCAACTTTAACAGTTGGAAATGCTTTTTTACCTTTGCCTAGTGATTGGCAAGCGACGAGATTTGTTCAAATTATAGACGATGTAGGAGGAACTGCTACTAATGATAGAACTTTCTTGCTTCAAAAAGATATTTCGTTTATGAATGAATACTGGCCTGATAGAACGGATCAAGGAACCCCTAAGTATTATGCTATGTGGGACCAAGATACGCACTATTTAGCGCCGACACCAAACGTCGCTCAAACACTTGAGCTCGCATACACGTACGAGCCCACGGGCTTATCTAGTAGTGTAACATCTACTTGGTTAAGTCAAAATGCTCCAAACGTGCTTTTATATGGTTGTATTTTACAAGCACTTGGATACTTGAAAGGTCCAGCGGATATGATACAATACTATGATAAAATGTTTAATCAATCGATACAGGCTCTCGCAACATATGAGATGGGGCGTGACCGTAGAGATGAATATCGAGACGGCGTTATTCGTATCCCTCTCGAATCAAGGAACCCATAGGAGATTATTATGGCTATTACTCAAGCTGTATGCAACAGTTTTAAAGTGGAGATCCTGAAAGGCCTACACAATTTTACGGCTACGACAGGGAACGCTTTTAAACTAGCATTATACGACTCAGAAGCAACATTATCAAAATCAACAACTGTATTTCAACAAACTGACGAAGTAGCTGCATCAGGCACTTACGCTGAAGGTGGCGGAGCATTAACATCTGTTACACCCGCTTTATCAGGTGATACGGCAGTATGTGATTTTTCACCCGACTTATCATTCACAAGTGCAACTATTTCAGCGCAAGCCGCTGTTATTTATAATAGTTCAACCGTAACAGGTCTGACTACAAATGCATCTGTGTGTGTATTAGATTTTGGTGGTGTAAAAACTTCAACTTCAGGAACGTTTACAATTACATTCCCTGCTGCTGAAGCAACTGCTGCAATTTTAAGAATAGCATAGGAATATAAATCATGGCCTCTGTCCAAGGATGGGGTCGAGAAACTTGGGGCAGTGGTGCGTGGAATCAATTCGCTCCTGTCGAAGCAACGGGTGTCGGCCTTACTTCATCAACTACTTCCCCAACTATTACGGGGTCTTGCAGCGTAACGCTTACAAGTGCTGGAGATACTACATCTTTCACAGGGACGGCTGTTGCTACTGGTGGAGTAACTTTAGCTGCTCCAACTTTACCTGTACTTCAATCAAATACAAATGATGTTACGTCTGTTGTTGGATCAGCAACTGTAACCCCTACTGGTTTAGCAACTACTTCTGCTATAGGGGCGGCATCAACAGATACAGGAGCTCAGAGTGGTTGGAATAGAGCATTCAACGGTGACACGGGAGAAGTTATTGGCTGGGGAAATAATGAATGGGGAACATTAAATACTCCTTATGCTTTAACAGGCGTTGTAGCCACTTCAAACACAGGAACAATGGGTTTTGTAGGATCTGTTTCTATAACACCAACAGGACAACAAGCATCAACAGCAGTAGGTACAGTAGGTACATCTATATTTCTAACAGGCGTTCAAGCAACGAGTTCTATTGGTACTTTCTCTATTACAGCAGATGCAACTATAACAGTTGTAGCGGCTAGTGAACCTGAGTTAGATGCAAGTGTTGGAACTGTAGCTGTTGCAATTAGTCCTACTGTATTACCAGCAGGTCAAGCAATGACATCAAGTATCGGTGCAATAGGTTTTGTTGGTTCAGTAAATGTCACACCAACAGGGCAATCTTCCACATCAGCTATTGGAGCACCAACTATAACAGGAACAAGTACAGTTACATTAAGTGGTGAACAATTAGATGCTGCTACAGGTACTTTAGGTTTTGTTGGTTCAGTAAATATTACACCAACAGGGCAAGCAACAACATCGGCTGTAGGTCAAGCAACGCAAGTATCTTCTTACGCTTTAACAGGAGTTATAGCTACGAGTCTTTCTGGAAACCCTACTATATCAGCAAATGCTATCTTTACACCAACAGGAGTTTCTGCTACAATAAGCGTATCAACACCTTCGGTCATCGGCTGGAGCGAAGTTGATGACTCTAACTCAGCAATTAGTTGGTCGGAAGTGACCAAAGCTGCATAAAAGTTTTGACAAACTTTATAATAAATAATAAAACTAGTTCAGGAGATTAAATGTCGTCAACATATTCAACAAGTTTAAGGATAGAACTACAGACTACAGGAGAAAATTCTGGAACTTGGGGAACTATTACAAATAACAATTTTTCACAATCTTTAGAGTTTTCTATTGCAGGTTATGTCGCTGTAGCTTGCGGTAATAGCGCTGTTACTACTTTAACTAACACAGACGGTCCTCAGTCAGCAGCTAACAATCAAGCAAGAAATGCTTTTATTGATCTTACAGGAGCTCATTCTGCTATTCGAATAGCACAGTTTCCAGCAACGCAAAAAACTTATATAATTAGAAACGCAACAACAGATTCAGCATCAAGTGGTCCTTATGCCATGACGGCTCGTTTAGGAGCAACAGGAAATACAATTTCAATTCAAAATGGAGCTACAAGATTTGTAGCAACGGATGGAACAAATTGGTTTGACTTGTTTTCTACAATGGGAACAGTTGGAGCTACTAAAGGTTTATTAGCGGGCGGTGCTGTAGATTTAAACGGTCAAGAATTAATTTTAGACGAAGATGGAGATACAACACTTCATGCAAGCACAGATGATCAAATAGATGTAAAGCTAGCTAACATAGATGTAGCAAATTTAACAACAGCAAATAGTGGTGATTTAGTAATATCTACTGTGGTTTCGGATAAAGATTTCGTTGTTAAAGGAAATGATGGTGGTGGTGCAATAACGGCATTGACTTTAGATATGTCAGATGCAGGAAAAGCAACTTTTCTTGGTGCTGTTGATGCTGATGCAGGAGTTACAGTTGATAACATTACAATAGATGGAACAGAAATTGATTTATCCTCTGGTGATTTAACTTTAGATGTAGAAGGCGATCTTATTATAGATGCAAACGGTGGTGATATTCAATTTCAAGACGATGGTACTCACGTAGCTAATCTATCAAATTCTTCTTCGGATTTTGTTATTGAAACTAAAGTTTCAGATAAAGACTTTATTATTAAAGGAAATGATGGTGGTGGTGTTATAACAGCTTTAACAATTGATATGTCTGCGGCAGGTGCAGCAGTATTTAACAATGATGTAACTGCTTTCTCCGATAAAAGATTAAAAGATAATATTAAAACAATAGAAAATGGCTTAGATAAAGTAATGAAGATGAGAGGAGTTACTTTTACACGAGATGGTGTAGAAGGAACAGGAGTAATAGCCCAAGAGATTCAAGAAGTTTTACCTCAAGTTGTTCATGACAAACAAGAATATTTATCAGTTGCTTATGGTAATGTAGTAGGTGTATTAATAGAAGCTATCAAGGATTTACAAAAACAAATTGATGATATAAAGAAGAGTTAGAATATGACAATCCCTGGTCCTGGAACAGCAATTGCAATTAGCACAGTAGTTGGAGAATTTGGTGGTTGTGCCCCACATGCCCTTAGTGAATATTATAGATGTGGGCCTTTAGTTGGATCTAATAACACAGACGTACCTACTTCTGGAGCAATTGCTTTAGGAGATTTTTACTGCGCTTCTAATGCACAATTTACTACGGCTTCAGGTGGAAACTCAACCCCTACTTCTGGAAACTTTAAATCTCATGTATTTACTGGGCCTGGAACATTTACTGTTAACTCAGTAGGTAATGCCGCAGGATCTAGCACTGTTGATTATTTAGTAGTTGCAGGAGGTGCCGGTGGCGCTAGCGGAAGTCAGTTTGCCGGTGGCGGTGGNGGTGCAGGAGGTTTTAGAACAAATAATCCTGGTACTACTCCAGCAGATGGTGGCCTTCCTGTTTCAGCAACTGGGTATCCTATTGCTGTTGGTGGCGGTGGCGCAGAAAATGTTTCAGGTTCTAATTCAAGTTTTTCTTCAATAACTTCTACTGGTGGCGGAAAAGGCGGAAAAGGTAAACAATTGTCGCCTGGCGGAGCTCTTAGTGGTGGTTCTGGTGGCGGCGGCGGAGCGGGTAATCAAGCTGCTCCCGGCGGCGGCGGCGGTAGTGGAAACACTCCTCCTGTTTCACCTTCTCAAGGAAATAGTGGTGGTTCTGGACATGCTCGGAATTTAGGCGGCGGCGGTGGCGGCGGTGGCGCAAGTCAAGCTGGAACGGCTGGTCCGACACCTCCTCCTGGCTCATGTTCACCAACATCTGGTGCAGCAGGCGGAAATGGTACGGCAAATGATATAACAAACTCTACTGTTACCTATGGCGGCGGCGGTGGCGGTTCTG